GATGTGATGGCCTACAAGCGCCAGCACGCCAACCAAAAGATTAACCATGCCGTACTGCACGCCGGCAAGCCTGGCAGTGGTAAGGACACGCTCTGGGCGCCGTTCTTCTGGTCTATTGGCGGCGATCAGCGCGTTAACGTCACCACGGTGCGCAACGAGGAGCTCAACAGCCAGTGGGGCTACGCGCTGGAGTCCGAGGTCATCGTCATCAACGAGCTGCGACAGGCCGAGGCGCGAGACCGTCGGGCACTCGAAAACAGCCTCAAACCCATCATTGCTGCGCCCCCTGAGTTGCTCACCGTTAATCGTAAGGGCTTACACCCTTACGAGGCGCTCAACCGCGTACTGGTGGTGTCGTTCAGCAACGAGCGCGCTGCGATCAGCTTGCCATCAGACGATCGGCGCTGGTTCGTCGTCTGGTCAGACGCCGACCGGATGCCGCCCGCCGAGGCGCGCGCGCTTTGGAGCTGGTACTACGCGGGTGGCTTCCAAGCCGTCGCCGCGTGGCTCGATGCCCGCGACGTGTCGGCCTTCAACCCTGGCGCCGCGCCGCCGATGACCGAGGCCAAGCTCATTATGATCGAGTCGGCCATGAGTACCGCCGAGTCGTTCCTTGTCGAAATGATCCGCACGCGGCAGGGCGACTTTGCGCGCGGCGTCATCGCCTCGCCTTTCTACTCCATTTGCGACCGTCTGCAAGGCCTCGCGCCGTCTGGCGTCAAGGTCGTACAGGCGGCGCTCATGCACGCGTTGCGTGATGCGGGTTGGGTTGATTGCGGGCGCTTACACTCACGCGAGTTCCCGACCAAAAAGCACGTTTTTGCTCACCCGCAGTTTGCAACCCTTGGCAAGTCAGAGCTGCGACGGATGGCCGAAGGCCTGGAGCCCGTGCTATCAGTGGTCGGAAAATAGCCAGTCAAGGATGACGGTCGCGGCGATAGTCAAGAGAAAGTAGATCACGTTGCTTGGCCTTTAGTTGATGGTAGCGAGCGCGTACTGTGGTGCGCGTACTGGGCGGCGGTGGGCGGTGCCAGCGGGGCCGGCGCGCGTCCTTGCGCGCAAGGTCGATCCATCGACCCAGCCGCCGCCGCCACCATTCAGTTAGCTCGACTCTGGCCATCGTTCAGCCGCTCCAGCGCGCGCCGTGCGATGGCGTGTGCGTCCTCGCACTGGTCGCGGCTCATGTTGGCTATGCGGTGCAGCGCCGCCTCGTAGTGCAGCAGCTTATACACGGCCTCGGTGTAGAGCTTCACTACACGCGTGAGCTCGTCGCGGTCTACGGGCGCGCTCATGAGTCGATTTCCTGTATCAGTCGGTCGATGAACCAGCGCGCCTTTTTATATTCCTCCGCCCGTGCTGCGTCGTGGTCGCCGTTCTTATGCCCGACGCGGCTCAGGTACTTGAGCGCCGACAGGCGCAAGTAACCCTCAAACTCCTCGGGCGTACTCTTAGCGCGCATGTAGTCGATGGTCTCGATGCCGCCGACCTTGTAGTGGTCGGGCTCGATGGCGTCGCCTACTGCGGGCGCGTGCTCAGGCGTACTGTGGCCCGCGTCGTACTCGCCCAGGATGGCGCGCAGCTCGTCCGTACTGAGCGTGCAGCGCGCGCGCTCAGGCGTTCTGTACATGGTCTCGGGGTCATCGGGCGGGTCAGGCGGTCGGCCTATGTCGCGTTCAAACTCGATAGCCTCTAGCGTTGTCAGGTTGTGCACACTGTTACCCTCTACCAATAGTCGCCACCCCAGCGCCGACGTGAGCACGCCCAGTTCGGCGGCGGCACGCGGCGCCACTCGTAGTGGTGCGCGGCCTCCAGACGACGCCAGAAGCCGCGCAGCCAACGGATCATCGCAGCGTGTCCCACGTCGGACCCACGGCGGCAGCCTCTAGCTTAAAGTTTTTAATAGGCCGACGGCGAATGACGTTTTCAGACGGCCACACCATCAACACGGTTCCGGCCTCATGCTTCCAGCACCCCTCATTAGTGACGCCGGCGCCCGTATAGTAGAACGCGCGGCGCAGTCCATCTAGGGCGCTTTTATTGGTGCCGAGCGCCAGCGTGTCGAGCTTCTGCGCGCATATCTCAGTCGTCAGCACTACGCGCCCGTCGCGGTCGTCGGCCATGGGGCCGGTGGCGAACACGTCGGCGTGCGCCGTAGTGGCGAGGGTAGCCACGGCGAGCGTGGCGATTGTTGCAGTCTTCATGGTCTATGGTCTCCAGTTGGTTATTGATTAACGGTCGAAAGGGTCAGAAACGTGCGGCGCAATGCGGAACGCGTCGCGGGTCGGCATGTCGTCGAGGTGTCCAGCATCGACTGCCCATTGGCAGTCCCGTAGGTGCTCCGCCAGTGCAGCGTCGGCGTCGCCGTAGCTCTCGAACGTCTCCGGCTGCTCATCAAGCTCCCAGACGTTTTCCCAATGGTTGCCGATTAGGGTCAGCACTACCCATTGCTGCGCGGCGGTCATGCCTTTTCCTCCTCATAGGTATCTTCGGGACATCCAATCGCTTCGAGTAATTCATCGTCCGACATTTCTGCCAATCGCAGAAAGATTGCTTCCCGTACTTCAGTAGGGGTTGTGCGTTCGCCGTCCTCGCTGCTATTGATGACCAAAAAGGCGATGGAATACATATGGTTGTAGCGTTTCATGCCTTTTCCTCCCGGTAAGCGTCCATCATGCCCGTGGCAATTTCGATCCAGTTGACATCGGCGAGGAACGCGCGCGCCCATCCTTCCACGGTGCCATTCGGCGAGGTGTCGTCTACATGGTCGCCGATAAAGTTGAGCGCGAATTCTTCCAGCTGCACGGCGAGGTTATAGGCGCTGTCGCCCGCAACTTCTTGCGCCCACATGTCGCGCGGGTCGATGCTGTCGAACAATTCGAGGTTGACCTTCCATGTGGGGAAGTTTGTCCAGCCGTTATATCGGTTGTCGGTTGTCGGTTGTCATGTCGTGAACTCCAGTTTAGTGTATCGAACGAAATAATCTTACAGTCTGTAATCAATCGCCGCAAGCCCGCGACACGGCAGCGCATACGGCAGCGAACGTGCCCGCCAGATAGACGGGCATAAAGGCATCGGCGTAGACCCATGGCGCGGCGATCAGTAGCGGCGCGGCGAGCGTGGCGCAAACGTGAGAGTAACGGTAGGTCATGGCGTGGTGCTCTTGGTGAGGAGGCGGGCGCTTATGCGCCCACCAGATTAAGAATTGCCAGCGTGAAGATGTAAACAATCGGGCTGGTGAGTAAGAGAATGTACAGCGTGTCGGCGAGTAGGTTCTTCATGTTGGCGTCTCCGTTTGCGTTGAACATGGGCGCTAGCATGAGCGCGCGCGCATAGGCTGTCAAGGATTATTTTACAAATATTAGTGGCTTCCAGCGCGTAGCATTTTGTGGGCATTGTGGGTCATGGTGTGGGTCATGTTTTTCGGGAGAATTGCCCACGCGCAAAGGCCTGAAAACATAGGGCGCGAATGGAGTTGTGGGCATTGTGGGTCATCTTTTTCTTTTTAAGTCAGTAAAAAAAATATACTGTATAAACATACAGCATACAGCGTGCAGCGCTCGCACCGTTGGAGCCGCGCCGATTTTTTTTCGATGACCACATTGCCCACATTGCCCACAACTCGACTTTGCGCTCGATTGCCCACATTGCCCACAATTCGACTTGTCGGCGCATTGCCCACATTGCCCACACCTGCTAGGCCGCGCGCCACACCGCCGCGCGCCGCGTGGGTCGTGCCCACATTGCCCACCACGCCGAGCAAACGGGAATCATTTGCAACTGAGGGGGTGGGCCGGCCCGCGCGAGGGTTGTACCTGGTACGTAGGGATTGCACAAAAATTTTTTTATTTTTTATACCTGCCAACACTTGCCTTACACGCCGCGCGCAACTATCCTCACGTTGCGATGTCTGACGTGATGCGCACGTAGCGACCGGGAGGTAGCTGAAGGGCTCACCCCCTTGCCCACCATCTAAGGCAATCTCCGCCCCGGCACACAGGCTCGACGGATGTTCGAGATCGCGGCCTCCCGGCAGGACAATCCTGCACATCGCTTGTCATTTCCTTACGCGCACGGTACTGTTGCGACATGTTCAAATCGCTCCCGTATGAGCCCCGCGAGTTAAAGGCCACTGAGGCCCGCCTTCAGGCGATTTATGACGCCGCCGCGCTCGGGCTGAAGGGTGATAGCCTTGCCCTGGCGGCGGGGATGTTGCCAGCGGAGTTCCGCCGACTATGCCAAATGGACCCCCTCGCCCAGATGGCGGAGGCTAAGGGTCGTGCAGACAGTGAGTTTGAGGCCGCGAACCAACTGCGTCTGGCGGCTCGCAATGGCGATTCAAAGGCTTCTTTGGCAATCCTCCAGCATGTGCACGGCTGGGTGGCGAAGCAGCAGGTGCAGGTTGATGTCAAGCAGCAGATCAGCGTCATCGCGGCGCTGCAAGAGGCGGAGTCTCGCGTCATCGAGGGCCGAGTGGTGTCAGATACACCGGCTGCACTGAGCCACAGTCCCGCACCCACCACCCGCGCGACCCCCGCGCTGACGGCAGAGTATGCAAGTTCCGATATATAGCCCCGAAGACGAGCAGCTCATAATGACGCGTCTTTGGTCGCCTGCGATCAAGGACGACCCCGAGGCGTTCGTGTTGTTCGCGTTCCCGTGGGGGCAGAAGGGTACGCCACTGGAGCACTTCGCGGGACCGCGCAAGTGGCAGCGCGAGACGCTGCGCAAGGTCGCCGCGCACATCGCTAAGAACAAGGACGCGACGAGCTACGACGTGCTGCGCATGGCGACAGCCTCGGGACGCGGCATCGGTAAGTCGGCGCTGGTGAGCTGGCTGATCCTCTGGATGCTAACGACGCGCATCGGCTCAACCATCATTGTCTCGGCTAACAGCGAGGCGCAGCTACGCTCGGTCACATGGGCCGAGGTGACTAAGTGGCTCTCACTGCTGCTCAACAGTCATTGGTTTGAGGTCAGCGCGACGCGGGTGATGCCGGCCAAGTGGCTGGCGGAGATCGTCGAGAGAGACCTGAAGATGGGCACGCGGTACTGGGCAGTCGAGGGACGGCTCTGGAGCGAGGAGAACCCCGACGCGTACGCGGGCGTGCACAACCACGCGGGCGTCATGCTCATCTTCGACGAAGCGAGCGGTATACCGGACTCCATCTGGGCGGTGTCGGCGGGCTTCTTTACGGAGAACACACCGAACCGCTTCTGGCTCGCCTTCAGCAACCCACGACGCAACGAGGGGTATTTCTATGAGTGCTTCAACGCGAAAAGAGATTTCTGGCAAACGCAAAACATCGACGCCCGCCAAGTTGAAGATACGGATAAAGCCGTCTACGAGCAAATCATTGCTGAGTATGGAGCAGATAGTAGCCAGGCAAAAGTCGAGGTCTACGGAGAGTTTCCTTCAGACGGCGACGACCAGTTCATTGCTCCGCGAATTGTGGACGAGGCTGTGGCGCGGGCACGGTACAAGGACGAGACAGCGCCACGCGTTATCGGAGTCGATCCAGCGCGAAGCGGCTCAGACTCCACCGTCATCGTCGTCCGACAAGGGCGCGACATCGTAGCGATCAAGCGCTACCGGGGCGAGGACACCATGGCGACCGTCGGACGCGTCATCGACGCGATCGAGGAGTTCAACCCAGCGCTTACAGTCATTGACGAAGGCGGTCTTGGCTATGGCATACTTGACCGGCTGAAAGAGCAGCGGTATAAGGTTCGTGGGGTAAACTTTGGCTGGAAGGCTAAGAACCCTGTGATGTGGGGCAACAAGCGCGCCGAGATGTGGGGCGACATGCGGGAATGGCTACGCACAGCGAGCATCCCGTCTGATCGGCTACTCAAGTCGGACCTGTGCGGGCCGCACGTCAAGCCTAACTCGTCGGGGACGATCTTCTTGGAGGGTAAGAAGGAGATGAAGGCTAGAGGTCAAGCGTCGCCCGACGCGGCAGACGCCCTCGCCGTCACCTTCGCCTACCCGCTCGCCAGCCGTGAGGCCCGCGACGCGCCAAGACGAGTCGTCGCTCGGCAGGGCGGCAACGGCATGGCAAGCAGTTGGATGGGAGCCTGATGGCACGCAAGTCGGTCAGTCTGTCGGTGGGACGAGGCGAGAAGCAGCCCGTGTCTAAGGGCGCGGGCTTGACGGCCAAGGGCCGAGCGAAGTACAACCGCGCTACGGGCAGTAAGCTCAAGGCGCCAGCGCCCAGTCCCAAGACTAAGGCAGACGCGGGACGTAAAAAGTCGTTCTGTGCGCGCATGAAGGGCGTGGTGGCTAAGGCCAAGGGGCCAGCCGAACGAGCAAGGGCGTCGCTTAAACGCTGGAAGTGTGGCTAATGGCTAGTAAGAAAGGTCTTTACGCGAACATTCACGCTAAGCGGGCGCGCATCGCAGCCGGTAGCGGTGAGAAGATGCGCAAACCGGGTAGCAAGGGAGCGCCGACCGCCAAGGCGTTCCGTCAGTCGGCCAAAACGGCCAAAAAGAGGAAGTAAGTATGCCTCTTGTCAAGTCCGCCAGCAAAGGCGCGTTCCGCAAAAACATCCGCGCCGAAGTGCGTGCGGGTAAGCCTGTCAAGCAGGCCGTGGCGATCGCGTATGCGGTCAAGCGTAAGGCACAAGGTAAGAAGCGCAAATAATGGCAAAAGACCCTACAGGGCTTAGAGGCGCCGCTCGCGTCGCCAACACGCCGACCAACCGGGGCAAAGCCTCCCGCGACCCAGCCGATGTACTGGCCACGGCGCGCTCGCGCCTGACTATGGCCCTCTCGGCGTACTCTGACAGCCGAGAAGACGAGCTGGATGACCTGCGTTTCATGGCAGGATCGCCGGACAATCAGTGGCAGTGGCCCCAAGACGTGTTGGCGACGCGCGGCTCGGTGCAAGGACAGACGGTCAACGCCCGTCCGTGCCTAACGATCAACAAGCTGCCGCAGCATGTGCGGCAAGTGACCAACGATCAGCGTCAGAATCGGCCTTCTGGCAAGGTCATCCCGGTCGATGACAAGGCGGACATTGAGGTTGCTGAGATTTTTGACGGAATTGTCCGTCATATTGAGTACATTTCGGATGCGGATGTCGCATACGACACGGCTTGTGACAACCAAGTCACCTACGGCGAAGGGTATTTCCGCATTTTGACGGAATACTGCGACGAAAACACGTTCGATCAAGACCTTCGCATAGGCCGCATCCGAAATAGCTTCAGTGTGTACATGGACCCGACCATCCAAGACCCTTGTGGTGCGGATGCGGAGTGGTGCTTTATCACCGAGGACATTCCGAAGGCGGATTTTGAGCGCATGTACCCCAACGCAGAGCCGATTTCGTCGGTTTTGCAGCGTGGTGTAGGCGATCAGGCGCTATCGCAGTGGATTAACGAAAATACGGTCCGCATCGCGGAGTATTTCTACAAAGAACACACGCGCGAGACGCTTAATCTGTACGCCGGCAACCAAACGGCGTTTGATGGCTCGCCGGAAGCGCAAGAGCTGGAAATGCTCGGCCTTCAGCCCATTCGCAAGCGCGAAGTTGACGTAAAACGCGTCAAATGGGTCAAGACTAACGGCTACGAAATCCTTGAAGAAAGCGAGTGGCCGGGTAAATGGATTCCGGTCATCCGTGTAATCGGTAACGAGTTTGAAGTTGAAGGCCGCATGTATGTGTCGGGTCTTGTGCGCAACGCCAAGGACGCACAGCGCATGTACAACTATTGGGTATCGCAGGAAGCCGAAATGCTGGCCCTCGCGCCCAAGGCGCCGTTCATCGGCTACGGCGGTCAGTTTGAAGGCTACGAACAGCAATGGAAGACGGCCAACACAACCAATTGGCCGTACTTAGAAGTTAATCCCGACGTGACAGACGGTCAGGGCGCAGTCCTGCCGCTGCCACAACGTGCCCCGCCGCCGCTTGCCCAGACGGGCTTGATCCAGGCGAAGATGGGCGCTGCCGACGACATCAAGGCCGCGACCGGCCAGTACGATGCCAGCCTCGGTATGCGGTCCAATGAGCGCACGGGTCGGGCCATTTTGGCGCGTGAACGGCAAGGCGACACAGGCACATACCACTTTGTAGATAACCTAGCTCGGGCCATTCGCTATGGGACGCGCCAACTCGTTGACTTGATTCCGAAGATTTACGATACCCAGCGTATCGCGCGAATCGTCGGCATCGACGGAGAGACCGCAACGGTCAAAATCAACCCGATGCAGGCTGAGCCTGTCCGTCGGTTAATGAACGAGACGGGCATCGTGATTGAAAAGATTTACAACCCGTCTGTCGGTAAGTACGACGTTGCGGTCACGACCGGCCCGTCCTACGCGACCAAGCGCCAGGAGGCGATGGACGCGATGGGGCAGATTTTGCAGGCCAACCCGAACTTGTGGCAGGTTGCAGGCGACTTGTTCGTCAAGAACATGGACTGGCCGGGCGCTCAAGAAATCAGCAAGCGGCTCCAAAAGGTCATTGATCCGAAGCTCTTGGCGGACGAGGAAGACCCGGCGCTCCAGGCGGCCAACCAGCAGATGCAGGTTATGGCGCAGGAAATGCAGATGATGCAAGAGATGCTCCAGCGCGTGCAGCAGTCTATGGAAGCCCGCGAGGTGCAGATCAAGGAATTTGAGGCGGAGGTCAAGGCGTATAGCGCTGAGACCGACCGCATTAAGGCCGTCGAAAGCGGCTTGAATGAGCAGCAGATTCAGGACATCATAATGGGCACTTTGGCCGGTATGATGAGCAATGGCGAGCTTGTGCCGCCGACCGCCCAACGGACAATGCCTGAAATGGGCACGGAGTTACCGCCGCAATGAAACCAGCCGATTTTGTAGGTCATCTGTTCCTAGCGCGGGATGTCGCCCATTCGGTGCATCTGAACACGCGTAGCTTTGCCAAGCACTCGGCGTTGGGGACGTTTTACGATGAAATCGTAGATTTGGCCGACACGTTTGCGGAAGCCTATCAGGGCCGTCATGGCCTAATCGGCCCGATTACGTTGCAATCGGCCAAAAAAACCGGCAACGTGATTGAGTTTTTGCAGGAGTCTTTGGCTGAAATTGAAGCAAATCGCTACAAGTTTTGCGACGAAGATGAGACTGCAATTCAGAACATTATTGACGAAATTGTGGCTCTTTACTTGAGCACTTTGTACAAACTGCGCTTCTTAGCGTGAGGGTAGAGCATGGAACTTCTTAATCCGATGGCCGATGCCGTATACCCCGGTCGTACGGTAGCGTACACGGGCACGGCGGGGTCAACTGCGACGTGGCAAGCCGGCCCACAGGGCGTGGTGGTGTGGGCAACGACCCCAGCATACGTTGTTGTGGGCGAAGGCGTCACTGCGACGACCTCCAGCACTCCGATCCCGGCGTTTACGCCGATTCCGTTTATTGTGCCGCAAGGCACTGGCGCGCCCTGGCGAGTAAGTGCGATTCGCGTCAGTTCTGATGGCGACGTGTACGCCAAGCCGATTAACATTCGATGAGTTGGGGTGTTGCATTGCGAAATGGCGTAGCTATTGGCCTTGGGGCCGTAGCCACGTTGTTTTCAGGCACCTACGATACGGGTGGGTCAGTCGGCAATTTGTTGACTGAACTTAGCGATAACCTCGTCCAAGAGGACGGCGGCCAACTGCTGCTGGAGTGATTCATGGCAATTATTAAAATTACCGAACTTCCCGTAGCAACTTCGCCGGTTTCTTCGTCGGATGTGTTGCCGGTTGTACAGAACGGTATTACTAAACAAGCGGCCATTAACGAACTTGGTTATTTGCCGCCAGGATCGGGCGCAGTTAGCCGCACTATCCAAGATAAGCTGCGCGAGACCGTCAGTATTCAAGACTTTGGCGGCGTAGGCGATGCTGTTGCAGACGATACGGCTGCTGTGTTAGCGGCTATTGCTGCAACGCCCGAGTACGGCACTATTTTGCTGAACAACGGTATTTTTAGAATCACGCAGCCCATCCACATTACCAAGCCGATTAACATTATCGGAACGGGGTTTGACTCTGGGTTCTATTTATCGTTGGACACTAACACCAACGGTATCCGGTATGGAAACGTAGAGCTGTTAAGCCAGACGTTGAGTTTGTTCCACACTACGTGGGAAGACTTCGCCATCTACGGCCTTCAAAATTCTTGCAAAAACGCTTTGGTTTTGACAGGCCTTATTCAATGTGCGTTCAAAAATATACACGTTCAAGCGGGCACGGCTTCGGGTGGATATGGCGTATACGCTTCGGCGTTGCAGTCGTGCCGTCCGGTTCAATTCAACTCCAATCAATTTTATCAGCGATACCCCGTCCCTTGCTATTTGCCCGCTAATGGGTTCCGTGTTGCAAAATTAGACGGAACTACCGGAGTTGCCGTTGACTGCGACTTTAACCTTGTCGCTGATGGCGGCATGGGGTACGGCATTTATATGCAGGGTATGCAGTCCAGCACGTTGTCTGGCTTGTCGGAAGGCAACTCTACGTTTGCCTTGGCCATGTCCAACTGTACATTTAACAACATCCGTAATTTTTACGTTGAAGCAGGCGATAACGCGACGGAAATTGTTGATGACAATGGCCAAGGAAACGTATTTGGCCCCGGCATATTCCATTCCGGCGACGAAATCAGCATTTTCTTGCAGAGTTGCGATAGTTGCGTGGTGGATGGCGTTAACATCAATGTCCTAAACATTGATAGCGCATGTGTTGACACCAAAATCGGTAACATTAGCTGTTTTGGCCAAGTTGGTTCAAATATTATTGACGCTGGCACAAACACCATTCAAATAAATGGTAACGCGTATGGTTACCAAAACAAAAATATAGTAGGCCAGTTTTCTGATTTTAACAGCATCATTAGCAACGGAAATTTAGAGCGATGGATTGACGCTAACACGCCCGCAGGCTCATGGAGCGCATCGAGCGCAACAATGGCGCGCTCAACCAGCGTTGTTAAGTTTGGTACTTCAAGTTTGAATGTTACTACGTCAGCGGCTTACCCCGCTTCAACGGTTCGGTTGACCATTCCTTTTTTGCCGACCGCCATTAACGGTGGCCGCGTTACCGTATCGGGTTGGCTGCGAGTTCCTACGTCCGGTGGCGTTGATGTAGGCGTTTACATTGTGACGGATAGTGGCGCGCAAGTTCGCCCAGTGGGAACGTACTCCCCTAACGATCAGTGGCGGCGGGTTTCATTTAGCACGACCGTTAACTTTACGGGTAGCAACACAAGTCTACAAATTTGGTTTGCTACGCCTTCTGGGACAGGTACCTTCTTTTTAGATGGATGGTCTGCCGTTCCCGGCAACGCGGGCGGATCGGCCTTGTATACGCCCAACGCCAATGAGTTTGTTCGGTATACCGGACAAAAATCATACACTCCCGGCACCATTAACAACGGCGATCAAGTCAGCACGACGTTTACTGTGTTGGGCGCGGAGCTAGGCATGGCGGCTACAGTCGGCCCAGGCGTTAACGTAGGTGATTTAATAGTTAGCGCCGCTGTAACTGCTTCAAGTACAGTGACAGTCGTTGTACGAAACGAATCGGGCGGCTCTGTAACGCTAGGGGCGTCAACGTGGTACGTCAGTGCGCTCAACATAAACGCGTGAACTTAAAGGTATATCATTATGGCTGACAAAAAGATTTCTCAACTTGATAGCGCTTCAACGCCGCTTGCGGGCACTGAAGTATTGCCGATTGTGCAAAGCGGCAGTACCGTTAAAGTAGCAACTGACAATTTAACGGTAAAAAACGTGCGTTCCAACGCTACCAGCGGCATCCTTCAAGTTGCCGGTCCTGCGGCTGCATCAACGCGCACAATGACCGTACCGGACGCCAACTTCACTGCGGCGCGCACTGATGCGGCGCAGACGTTTACGGGCAATCAGACGTTAAGTACCGGCAACCTCGTTGTTTCTTCCGGCAAAGGCATCGACTTCTCTGCTAACACCGGCGCGGCTGGCGAGACTAGCTCGCTGCTCAACTGGTACGAGGAAGGTACTTACACACCCACTTTGACTTGCGGAACGTCAGGCACAATCACACTAAACACTTCGTTTGATACGCTCGGATATACGCGAATCGGCCGAATGGTGTATGTGCATGGGTACATTACCGCTAGTAGCATAGCTAGCCCAACCGGCGAGTTAAGACTTAGCATACCTTTCAACACTTGCACCACAACTCAAGTAGGTGAGCGCGGCTCTTGGGGGGCAGGCGCAATTAGTATTGGAGGTTCGGCTTCAAGTGTTGTAAACGGTTTTCAGATTGCATGGTCGGACAGTAAATCATACGTCGGCATTTATCTTGCAACTGGAAATGGACTTGCCGACGCAGCCGCTCAAATTCAAGGTAGCAGCAATACAGACATTCGCGTTGGGTTTTGGTACCCGTGTTCGGCGTAATTAGTTATGGCACTTACTAAAGCAACATATTCGCAGTAGGGGTAGGCGGGTATCCAGTCAGCACTGTCAGGACAAGTGGGACGCCGACAATCACCAACTTTGTTGACCCCCATGTTGGGGTGCCATTTACAATTTTGTTTGATGGCGCTACTGTTATACAAGACAATGCAACAATACAGCTATCTGGAGGCACCAATTTTACCGGGTCAAGCGAAGATGCTTTGACTTTGGTTTATGGAACCGACGGAATATTTAGAGAGATTTCGCGTAGCGTAAATTAACCGTACTGGCCCGGTTGACCAGGGATTCGTAAGGAATCACAATGTCTGAAAACGAAGTAGTAGCGGAACAAATACCCGCGCCGGAACCGGAAGCCACGGCGGCACCGGAACCCGAAGTTGTTGCCCAAGAGGCAACTCAGCCGGAGGAAAAGCCTGCTAAGACGTTCTCCCAAGAGGAGCTCGACGCACTGGTAGGCAAACGACTTGCACGGGAACGTCGCAAGTGGGAGCGAGAGCAAGCGCTAAAAGCGCCTGAGCCGCAAGCTCAGACGCCCGCCACGCTGCCTGACCGGGACATTGACCCCGACGCTTACGCGGATGCTTTGGCAACCCGCAAAGCCGAGGAGTTGCTGGCCAAACGTGAGGCAGACCGGCAGCAGCGCGAGCTGTTGATGGCCTATAAGGAACGTGAGGAAGCGGCTTTTGACAAGTACGACGACTTTGAACAAGTCGTGTACAACAAAGCTTTGCCAATCACGAACGTAATGGCCGAGACGATTCAGGCTTCGGATGTTGGCCCCGATGTAGCATACTACTTAGGTTCCAACCCCCGTGAAGCTGAGCGTATTTCCCGCCTGTCGCCCTACCTGCAAGCCAAGGAGATCGGTAAGATTGAGGTCAAATTAACCGACAATCCGCCGGTCAAACGAACAACCAACGCGCCCCCGCCGATTAAGCCTGTGACGGCTAAAACCGTAGGCGCGCCGGCCCGAGACACGACGGACCCACGCTCAGTCAAGGACATGAGCACGTCGGAGTGGATCGAAGCCGAGCGCCTGAGACAGATTAAGCAGTGGGAAGCGCGACGTACCCGCTAACTTCTTTTTTGGAGATTTATTGTGGCTAATACACTTCTTACTATTGACATGATTACGCGGAAGGCTCTGGAAATCCTGGAGAACAACCTCGTAATCACCCGTAACGTCAACCGTCAGTACGACGACAGCTTCGCTGTCGAAGGTGCCAAGATCGGTTCGACCCTCCGCATCCGTCTGCCGGATCGCGCTCTTGTGACCGACGGCGCTGCGCTTCAGGTTCAGGACGACAACGAGCAGTTCACCACGCTCACGGTCGCCTCGCAGAAGCACATCGGCGTTAACTTCACCAGCGCCGAAATGGCCCTCCAGTTGGACGACTTCGCCGAGCGCGTGCTCAAGCCGCGTATCAGCCAGCTCGCCTCTAGCATCGACGCCGACGTGGCGAACTCGTACAAAAACGTGTTCCAGTCGGTTGGTACGCCTGGCGTCACCCCCGGCACCTCGCTCGTTCTGTTGCAGGCGCAGCAGAAGCTGAACGAAGCTGCCGCTGGCATGGCCCCGCGCTACGCCACCGTCAACCCGGCGGCCAACGCTGGCCTCGTCGAAGGCATGAAGGGCTTGTTCAACCCGGTTGATTCGATCAGCCGCCAGTTCAAGAACGGCATGATGGGCGAAGGCATCCTCGGCTACGACGAGATCAACATGTCTCAGTCGATCAAGCAGCACACCAACGGCTCGGCCTCGCGCGCGGACACCCCGATTGTGAAGACCACGCTGACCAACGGTGCGACCAAGCTGACGCTCGACAACGTGACCGACGGCCTTACCCTCGTCCCCGGCGATGTGTTCACCATTGCTGGCGTGTATGCGGTCAACCCGCAGACCCGCGAGTCCACTGGTGCGCTCCAGCAGTTTGTGGTGCAGAACAGCGTGACCTCGGCCTCGACCGAGTTTGTCGATGTTCAGTTCCTGCCGGCTGTGTACGGCCCGACGCACGCCCTCGCCACGGTCAGCAAGCTGCCGGCCGCCAACGATGTCGTGACCTACGTGGGCGCCGCTTCCGGTCAGTACGCTCAGAACCTTGTGTACCACAAGGATGCGATCACGTTTGCCACCGCCGACCTTCTGCTCCCGCAGGGTGTTGACATGGCGTCGCGTCAGGTCCACAACGGCATCTCCATGCGCGTTGTCCGTCAGTACGACATCAACAACGACCGTATGCCCTGCCGTATTGACGTGCTGTATGGCTACTCGGTGATCCGCCCGCAGATGGCCTGCCGCATCTGGGGCTAATTCTTAACCTTATTCACGGAGTAACTAAACATGGCACTTCCTAACGGTACTAGTGGTTATCAGGTTGGCGCAGGCAACGTCGGTGAGCCGATTATGTTTGCGCAGGGCGCTCCTACGGCGCTGACCGCAGGCGCAACGGCAACCGCCGAGCAGCTTGCGGGCGGTCTTTTCACGTTCAACGGCACGGCGGGCAACCTTGTCCTTCCGACCGTTGCGTTGTGGGAAGCCGCTTATCCGTCCACCTCAAAAGTTGATGCGGCGTTCGATTTCTTCGTCATCAACATTGATGCGTCGGGATCGGATGCGATCACGGTTGCGGTCGGCACGGGCTGGACGCTGGTTGGTGCGGGCGCGGTGGCGGCGGCAACGTCCGGCCACTTCCGTTGCCGCAAGACCGGCGACGGTGCGTGGACTGTCTACCGCATCTCGTAATGGCAACGCCCCCTACGGGTCACACCGTAGGGGGCACTCTTTAAGAGGACTTATTTATGCCGAATACTAAGGCAGTTGGTGTTGCCTTCTCTGACCCCGAGCTTGACGGTGCCGTCATTGGCACCTCTGGTGGTACGGTCGGCTTTTACGGGACTACGCCCGTTGCTAAGGGTGCAGCGCTTACCACGCAATCGACGACGATTACGTTTACGGCGCCGAGCCCGGCTGACTTCGCAATCCAAGACTTGACGCAGACGACCCCGTTTGGCTTCGTTACGAAGAACGAAGGCAACACGGTGCTGGCTGTTATCAAAAACCTTCAGGATCGCGTTGCCGAGCTTGAGGCTCGTATGCAGGCTTACGGACTGTTGCCGTAACTATGAACATATATCTTCGCCACCCGGTTCACGGGCTAAAAATCGCCATTTCCGATATGGAGGCGGCTATGGACTACGAGCACGGTTGGGAGGAGTATGATCCTTTGGAACCGGCGGCGCAGCAGGATGAACCTGTTGCGTCGCCGGAGCCAAACCAGTTAAAGCGTCGCCGCAAGGCAGTAACGGCTGAAGCCTAGAGGGCTACACAATGGCTGTAACAGCCCAAAGCCTTATCAACAAGTCGTTGCGATTGTTGGGCGTTTTGGCGTCTGGCGAAACGACGACGGCTGACGAAGCGCAAGATTCGCTCTACAGCCTGAACTCTATTATCGACTCATTCTCGGCCAACCCGCAGTATTACTTCTGCACGCAGGCCGAACAGTTTACGGCGTACGCAAACCAAAACACGTATACGATCGGAAACGATCCTGACACGTCGCCTGCGGCTACTTGGGTGACGACGCGCCCTATTCGTATTGTTGGCGCTTTTGTGCGTAAATCTAACGTAGATACGCCTTTGGCGCTAATTACGGAACAATACTGGACTAACATCCCCGATAAAGCATCGGTAGGCACACCGACTAAATTGCTTTACCGGCCTAACATCCCATACGGACAAGTCGTGCTGTATCCGACGCCTAACGTATCGGTGCCAATTTTTATCAAAGCCGAGCGAATGATTGGCAAGTACGCCACGCTTGTTTCGACGCAGTATCTGCCGCCGGGCTACCAGCGCTTGCTAGAGCTGTCGTTGGCGATGGAGCTGGCACCGGAGTATGGCTCACAGGTCAAGCCTGAGATTATCGCCAACCTGCGCGCTGACCTTGACAGTTTGATCCGCACGAACATTCAGCCGTTGCCGGTTAACAAAACTGATAACGTGCCGAATACGAACACGACGTTTAACATGCCCCCGATTTAGGTGAACTATGGCAACTACCCGTGAGCTTTTGAGTGGTGCGCATCGTTTGCTGGGGCTTGTAAACTCAGGCAACGTGCTGCCCGAAGCTGTCTATCAAGATAACCTTGTCGCGCTCAACCAGATGATTGATAGCTGGAACACCGAGCGTTTGGCGGTATTTTGCACGCAAGATCAAACGTATTTCTGGGAGGCAGGTTTCCGTATCCGCACGCTTGGTCCTACGGGCGACTTTGTTTTTCTTTTGGCTACGGAAACTCCTGAGCCTATCATCACAGAAGACAACGATTACATTGCAGTAACTGCCGCTAATGTGCAGCGTCCGATTCTGCTTGAAGACTCAACGTACTTCCGCGATCCGACGACTAACGTGTCGTACGGCATTAAATTTATCAATCAGTTGCAATACAACAACATTGCGGTCAAAACGGTGCAGAGCACGTACCCGCAAGTGCTGTTCGTTAACAACACGTTTCCGAACATCACGCTGTCGGTTTATCCAGTACCAAACCGCATGCTGGAGTTTCATTTTATTTCGGTGCAGCCGCTGGCTAATCCGACGACCCTTGAAACAAACTTGGAATTTCCGCCAGGCTATCTGCGAGCGTTTCGATACAACTTGGCTCTTGAGCTTGCGCCGGAATTTAACGTGGAGCCTCCCGCCGAAGTGCGCCGAGTCGCCATGTACAGCAAGCGCAACTTGAAGCGCATCAACAACCCGCACGACTTGATGGCCATGCCGTACAGTCTCATGGCGCGTCGCAACCGTTACAACATCTACGCCGGGAACTTCTAATCATGGCGACTAAAATCACCATCTCTAACCTTCCGGCTACATCCTCGTCCTCGGGCGGGGATGAGTTTGTGTTGGTGCAAAGCAATCTAACCAAAAAAATTACCAATACCAATCTGTTTACGAGCGTCACGTTAACTAGCCCCACGCTGGTCACACCGGCGCTGGGCGTGGCTACGGCCACTAGCGTCAACAAAGTAGCTATCACCGCCCCGGCTACATCGGCTACATTGACGATTGCGGACGGCAAAACGCTGACATGTAATAACTCGATTACGTTTGCCGGTACCGACGCGACAACGATGACTTTTCCGTCGTCCAACGCGTCGATTGCTCGCACTGACGCGGCGCAGACGTTTACCGGCACACAGACCTTTGCGGGTGCCGTGGTGGGTAGCGTGCAGGCGCTCTCGGGACCGGGCGCGGTCAACGTCACGACTTTGACGACTGCGTTTACCTCAACGGCGACGGGCAATGCTCTGACGTTGGCGGACGGCGTAGCAGGGCAGCTCAAAGCCATCGTTTATGTGGCTGAAGCTGCTGGCGGTGATACTGGGGTGTTGACCCCAGCCAACTTTGGTAACGGTACGACCATTACGTTTAACGCCGTAGGCGAGAGCGTGCTGTTGCAGTTCCTCGGCACCGACTGGTGGATTGTGTCCAACAACGGCGCTACTGTCGCCTAAGCCATGAAGACACCGATTCTCGGGTCATCGTATGTGGTGCGCAGCCCGAACGCGGCTGACGCGCGCATGGTTAACTTGTACCCCGAGGTCATCCCCGAGGGCGGCAAGGAACCAGCGTATCTTCAGCGTTGCCCTGGCATGGAGCTGATCGCATCCGTGGGCTCAGGCCCGATCCGTGGCCTGTGGAACCGCGAGAACGACATCTACATTGCCTCCGGCAGTGAGTTGTTCAAAATGACGCCCAGCATTGCCATCACCAAACTCGGTGACATTACCGGCACCGGTCCGGTGTCGATGGCCGACAATGGCTTGCAACTGTTTGTGGCGTGTAACCCAGACGGATACATTTACAACTTTACGACGGGCGTATTTGCTCAGATTACCGATCCAGACTTCCCCGGTGCCGTCACCGTGGGGTATCTGGATGGGTACTTTGTTTTCAACGAACCCAATAGCCAGCGCATTTGGGTGACAAAACTGCTTGACGGCTTGTCTGTTGACCCGCTTGACTTTGCGTCGGCTGAAGGTTCGCCTGACGGCCTTGTTGCTGTGATGATTGACCACCGCGAAGCGTGGCTCTTTGGCACTAACTCAACCGAAGTTTGGTACAACTCGGGCAACATCGATTTCCCGCTAGAGCGCATTCAAGGCGCCTACAACGAAGTCGGCTGCATTGCGCCGTACTCGGTCGCCAAGCTCGACAACACCGTTTTTTGGCTAGGGTCGGACGCACGCGGACGCGGGATCGTTTACCGCGCGAATGGCTATCAGGCCGCGCGCGTATCGACGCACGCCGTTGAGTTTGCTATTCAGCAATACAGCGATATGTCCGACGCGCTGGCGTACACATACCAGCAAGACGGCCACGCATTTTACGTGTTGATTTTTCCGTCTGCCGATACGACGTGGGTGTTTGATGCCGCGACTGGCGCATGGCACGAACGTGCCGCGCTCGTTAACGGCGAATACAAGCGCCATCGGTCTAACTGCCATGCAGCCTTCAACGGCTATCCGACGGTTGGCGACTTCCAAAACGGCAACATCTACCAGTTTAAACTGGACGTGTATTTGGATGCCGGTGTGGTGCAAAAGTGGCTGCGTCGTTGGCGCGCGCTGCCGACTGGGCAGAATAACCTGACCCGCACGATTCATCACCAGTTGCAGCTTGACTGCCAGACGGGTGTGGGCCTTTCGGGCGATGCGTCTTCATCGGCATTAGATTTAATTCTAGCCACCGAAGGTGCGATAGAGATTGAAACCAACCAAGCCGTAGCACCAAATACGGAACAAACGTCGCTCTACGCGTTAATTGGCCCAAACGTCGGTACGGACCCGCAAGTCATGCTGCGCTGGTCTGATGATGGTGGCCACACTTGGAGCAACGAATACTGGCGCGACATGGGGCCGATTGGCACCACGCAAACCCGCGTCATCTGGCGTCGGCTTGGCGCGACGATGAAGTCGCGCGATCGCGTGTACGAAGTTTCGGGAACGGACCCCGTTATCGTAGCCATTATGGGGGCGGAGCTAAGTCTTAGCCCGACGACCGCATGACCGTACCTAACACGACCAACATCCCGGCACCTCGCGTGCCGTTTGTGGACGAACGTACAGGCGTCATCTCGCGCGAGTGGTTTCGGTTCCTTAACAATCAGTTCCAACTGACAGGTGGCGGCACGACCGCTATCTCGCTTGCGGACCTTGAACTTGCGCCATATAGCGACGCTGCGACTGAAGCCGAGCTCGCCGCAGCGCAGACGCGTATTGACGCGCTAGAGTTAGGGCCGCCCCGGTTAGAGTTTACACCCGTAAGTTTCGGGTCGTTCTTTTCAACCCAGACTCAAGCGGCGACCGTCATTAATACGGCTTACGCTATTACGTACAACAATGCTGACACGGCGTATGGCATTTACCGTGATCCGGCGGATAACAGCAAGATTAAAGTCTCGCGGCCTGCCATCTACAACGTGCAGTTCTCCATTCAGGTGGACAAGACTTCAGGCGGTAGCGGCAAGTTTTATATTTGGCCAGCCATCAATGGCACGGCAGTCGCTAATGCTGGGTCGTTGGTTCAAATTCAGGGCAACAACGCCGAAATTTTCTCGGCTGCAAACTTTTTCTTGCCGCTGTCCAACGGTGACTACTTTCAGTTATTCTTTTCCGTTGACAGTCTTGACGTGCAGTTGCAGCACTTCGCGGCGTCTAGCCCTGTGCCCGCCATTCCATCCATCATATTGACCGTGATGCAGGTGTATATATGACCGTATTCCTCTCCCCGCTGGCCGGTGCCGGCGCACAGTTCTTCGACGGTGCGGGCAACCCGCTTGCGGGCGGTCGCATCTTTACCTACACGGCGGGCACCACGACGCCGGAGGCGACCTACACCAGCATCGGTGGCGGTACGGCGCACAGCAACCCGATTGTGCTCAACTCCGAGGGCCGCGTGCCGGCGGAGATTTGGCTGTCCGAGGCCGTTAGCTATAAGTTCGTGCTGCAAAACGCCGCAGGCGTGCAGATCGGCACGTACGATGACATCTCGGGCGTCAACGATTTGACGATTGCGGGCATTAGCTGGGCTAACGTCACGGGCACGCCGACCACGCTTGCGGGCTACGGCATTACGGACGCTTTGTCCACCTCAACCGCCGCCGCGACCTACGCGCCGATTGCAAGCCCTACGTTTACCGGCACGGCGTTGATCCCTGACAACGCACCGAGCAGCACCAATTATCCGGTTGGCTACCGCGACGCGCCGCTAAACAGCAAAACGACGGGCTACACGCTCATCGCGTCGGACGCGGGCAAAAGCATTGTTATGAACGGGAGCAGCGTAACGTTGACCATTCCGGCCAACTCCGCTGTGCCCTTTCCGACGGGAACGGTATTCATTGTTATCAATGTCAATAGCTCAGCGCTATCCATCGCAATTACCTCCGACACCTTGACGCTGGTTAACAGCACCACGACCGGCACGCGCACACTTGCGCAGAACGGCGTGGCGACCTGTATCAAAATCGGCGCGACCTCTTGGCTCATCAGCGGAGCGGGCTTGACCTAATGAGCGGCGCGATTCTAGCGGGATTTGTCATAGGCACGACCGGCGGAGCTGGTGCGGGCGTATTTGACTTTTCTGAGCCGGGGTCAGGCTTAGTCACGATTCCATCTGGCGCGACCGGCGTGACCATTCAAGTTTGGGGCGCGGGCGGTGGTGGTGGATATGGATACTTAGGCGAAATTGCACCGGGCGAGCCTGAAGTGTTCCCCGGCGGCGGTGGCGGAAGTGGCGGCTACAGCAAGACCATTTTGGTGCTAGGCGGCGGCGACGCTCTCAAAACCATTAACTACCGTGTTGGCACAGGCGGGCCCGGCGGGTCCGCTTTCTCGCCAAACGGTGAACCCGGCGGCTTTTCCAACGTCTCTAGCGGCTCGTATATCATTACGACCATGACCGCTAACGGCGGTAACGGCGGTGACTCGGGACAGTTTGCCGCGCAAGGCGCCGGTGGCACGGCTACGGGCGGCAATACGACGAACACGACCGGCAACGGCGGCGCGTTCTTTACGCAGGCAGGCGCTACAGGCATCGCCGGCGATAGCTTGCTGACGGCAGGTGCAGGCGGTAACGGCGGGTTCTTCTTCGACGGCGACGCGGGGCTTGCGGGCCGCGTGCGGTTCGTCTTTACATTCTAAGGTGACGTATGGCAGTTAGCGTAAGAGTCCTGATCCCGGCAAAAATTGCCGAAAACAGCCAAACAACTCAGTACACAGCGACCAATGTGTCGGCCATCATCGACAAGTTTACGGCTACCAACTACAGCAGCGCGGCCGCAACTTTGTCGGTTAACATTGTCACGGCCTTTGACAACGCCGGCAACCAGAATTTGATCGTCAAGACCAAAACGCTTTTGCCGTCTGAGACGTACACGTTTCCTGAGCTAGTCGGGCAAGTGCTTGCGCCGGGCGGGACGATTTCAACGCTTGCTGGCACGGCTACGGCTATCAACATCCGCGCTTCGGGCCGAGAGATTTCGTGATCGTCCGCAACGCCATCGCTGAGGACTTGCCGCGCTACCTGCCACTCGCGCAGGCCTTTCATGCGGCGTCCCCCATGCACGGCGTTATTCCGTTTGACGTGGACGGCTACTCAGACTTTTACTTACGCGCCATACATGACCCGTCGGTAGGCGTTTGGCTGGCTGAAGACGATGGCAAAATTATTGGCATCGCGGGCGCATTGTTCTACCCTATGTACTTCAGCCCGACCAATATGGTAGTGCAAGAGTTGTGGTGGTGGCTGACCCCCGAAGCACGGGGCAAAGGAGCCGGCCAAGCCATGTACGATACGATTGAATCGTGGGCAATCGCAAAAAACGCGACAGCACTTTTTATGATTGCCCTTGAAGATGACCGCGCAGGCAAGATGGCTAGCCTGTATGCACGAAAAGGGTTTCGTCCTATGGAACGCACGTATATGAGAGAGGTGGCGTAATGGCCATTGGAACCGCAGCAGCAATCCTTGGCAGCGCCGTTATTGGCGGTGCCGTCGCGTCGCGGGGGGCCAGCAAGGCCGCCAAAGCGCAGCAGCAAGCCGCCGATCAAGCGGCGCAAGTGCAGCGCGAGACGTTCGAGCGGCAGGTAGAGCTTCAAGAGCCGTTTCGTCAAGCGGGCATGGCGTCGCAGAATGAGCTGATGCGTATGCTGGGGCTTAGCGGCGAGCCCGGTACCCCCGGTTACGGATCAATCGGCGCGCCGTTTACGGCAGAGCAGATGCAAGCCGACCCCGGCTATGCCTTCCGGCTTGCCGAAGGCGAGAAGGCGTTGGAGCGTATGCAGGCCGCTCGCGGACAGTTGCTCGGTGGCGGCGCTATCCGCGCTGGCGTGCGGTACGGGCAGGAGATGGGCTCGCAAGAGTACATGAACGCCTTCAATCGCGCCCAAGCGTTGATGGGCACACGCCTTGGCGCGCTTGGCAGCTTGTACGGCGGCGGCTTGGCAACGGCACAACAGGTTGCAGGGCAGGCTGGCCAGATGGGCACCAACGTCGGCAACCTAATGATGGGCGCCGGGCAGGCTCGCGCGTCGGGCTACCTTGGACAGTCAAACGCACTGGCGCAGGCGCTTGGGCAGGCGGCTACGGGCTACGGCCTCTATCGGGGCGGATATTTTGGCCCGACTGGCGGCGCGCCTGCGGGTGCCGCAGGACCGTATGGCGGCTCTGCCATACCGTACACCGGCCAATACGGCACGGGGGGTTAAGTCATGGCAGTCATTGGTGCAACTCAGTTAGAGCCCGTCAACGTCCTTGGCCAGTACGTGCAAGGACTAGAAGCGGGCCGCGCGGCGACTCGACAGCGCGCGGCGGATCAAGCCGCTATGTTGGAAGCCCAGCGCGCAGCCGAGCTGCGCAACTTTCTTACCGCTACGCCTGATCTGACCACGGCTGAAGCGCAAAACACACTTATGCGATTTGGCAAGCCTGGCGCCGAAATGGCTGCCTCGTTTGCTGACATCGCAGGCAAGCGCGCTACGGCAGAGAAAACAGGTATGGAAGTTCGCGGCCTTGAAGCCAAATTGGCCGACGAAAATTATGGCCGATTCCAAAAGACGCTTGGCGATCTAGCGTACGGCGAAGCGCCACCGACCAAAGATCAAGTGCTTGACCAGTTAGACTTTATGATCGCGCAAGGCACCATTGTGCCGCAGTTCCGCGATTATGCTGCTAGCTCGTTGCCGGATGATCCCGTGCAGCTTCAGGCTGCGCTGCGCGGTCAGTTCCTGTCGCAGATTCCGCCGGCTGAACGAGCCAAGCTGTTTATACCTATGTCGGCTGAAGTCGAGGCGCAGAAGGCTCGGATTGCTGGTGCGGGCGCGGCTCGCACCACGGTTAACTTGCCGCCTGCCGGCAAGAAGTTCAGCGAAACGCTGGGCGAGACGGCAGGTAAGCGGCTTGATGACTTCCGCACTAAGGCAGAGTCGGCGGTGTCTTCGCTGCAAAACTCTGAGCAGCTTGCGCCGTTGCTCAACGATCCGAAGTTTATTTCGGGCACGTTGGCTAACGCGCGTCTGGCTGTTGCTAAGGCGGCGGGTATCGACGTGTCGGCGACGGAGGCTTACTTCGCGGGCGTTGGCCAGCAGGTTGCCGAGCGCATCACGGCGTTTGGCGCCGGTACGGGCCTTTCAGATGCTGACCGTGAGTTTGCTAAGAAGATCGCGGCAGGCGAAGAAACGCTGTCGGTTGAGTCCATCCGACGCATCATTCGCATCAACGATAAGTCTGCTCAAAACGTCATTGACCGCTACAACAAAGAGCGCGACATGCTGGCTAAGAAAGAGCCAGAAGTTAAAGACTACTACCCTGAAGTTAAGTTTGAAGGTCGTGCCGCAGCACCGGCTAATTTGTCACGCGAAGATCAGGACGCCCTCAACTGGGCTAACTCCAACCCGAACGACCCGCGCGCGGCGGAAATCAAGCAGCGACTTGGAGCACGTTAATTATGGCCTTTGATCCAGACGCGTATCTGGCGCAGAAAAAGCCTGCTGCTGCATCAGGGTTTGACCCCGACGCGTATTTGGCTCAACAGCGCCAAGATGTCATGCCGACCGGGCGCACATGGTCGCAGGTCGGACGAGAAGCCATTAGCAACATTCCCGAAAGCGGGATGCAAATGCTTAAAGGCTTGTACACGGCAGTCACGCGTCCGCGCGAGACGCTAGAAGAACTCGGCGAAGTGTTGACCGGCGCGTATGCTCGGTTCATCCCGCAAGAGTGGATGGCGCGACCCGACAAGGCTGCGGAGTTTATTGCAAAAGCCGATGCCGTTGGTGGTGTCTACCGCGACCGTTACGGCAGCGTCGAGGCGCTCAAGAATACCATTGCTACAGACCCCGTTGGCTTCGCCGCCGACGTGTCCACGCTAGCGGGCGCAGGTGCCGTCGCGGCGCCGGGACGTGCAGGTCAAGTGCTGGGCACGGTCTCCCGCGTTACGGACCCCACACGCGTCATTACGGCACCTGCGGCGGCGGCTGGTCGCGCGGGTATTAACGCGCTGGAACGCGCTGCGATCGGTGGTAAGGCCAACGTGCTGCTTGAGGCTGCTGAAGGCCGCGCGCCGGAGATCATCAACGCGCTGCGACAGCAGCCGGAGATCGTGCCGGGCGCTACGCCGACGGCGGGCGAGGCGGCAGCGCCTGTGGGCGCGACGCGCTTTTCGGCGCTGCAAGAGTCGGCAGAGAAGATTCTGCCCTCCGCGTACATGGCACGCCGACAAGCCCAAGACGCCGCTCGCGCGGCTTCTATCCGCGAGGTGGGCGGCACGCCGATCCAACTTGAAACGGCGCGCAAAGTACGCGACGCCACGGCCAAGACCAACTACGGCGCCGCAGGCAAGCAACTTGTAGACGCGGACGAAGTGTTTGCTGATTTGTTGTCGCGCCCGTCCATGGACAAGGTAATGGCCCGCGCGGCTAACATCGCCGCCGAGCGCAAGCAGCCGTTTGTGATCGGCAAAGATATGCCCGAGCAACGCATCCCGTCGTCCATTCTTGGACCCGGTGGCGTACCGGCGCGTGAAGTGGTCGTTCCTGCGCAGGTCGCGCAGTATCCGGTGCAAAGTCTGCACTACATCAAGATGGCGTACGACGACCTTATCCGTGACCCGGCCACGTTTGGCATTGGCAAGTCCGAAGCGGCGGCGGTTGCAGGCACCCGCGCTGAGTTTTTGAACTGGTTGGAAGGTAAAGCGAGCAGCTACAAAGGCGCCCGCGAGACGTTCGCGCGTCAAAGCGGCCCGATCAACCAGATGGAAGTCGGCCAGTACCTCGAAAGCAAGCTGACCTCAGCGCTGCAAGGTGAGCAGAAGCTCCGCCCGGCAGCGTTTGCGGGCGCGGTCGAGGCTGCGCCGCAGACGATTCAGCGCGCTACCGTGGGCGCGCCGCGCTATGAAAAGCTCTCCGACGTGTTAACGCCGGGGCAGGTTAAAATCGTTGAGGACATCCGCAAAGACTTGGCGCGCCAGGCGCTCTACCGCGAGCAAGCTCGCGCGGCACGCCCGGCTGGCCCCAGTGCTGAGACGGCCGGCACGCAGCTTATGGTTGAAGCAGCAGGCGGCGTGGCGATGCCGACGTTGCTTAACCGCGTCACGACTGTAGCCAACGCGATCCTAAAGCGCTTGGCTGGCAAGATCGACCGCAAGCTCGCTATTGAAATCGCTACCGACATGCTGCAACCCGAGACGGCTGCGCTTGCCCTTGAGGCCGCGCAACGCCGCGCGGGGACCGTGCAGGAAATCACCGGCGGTGTCCGTCGTGCGGGCGCAGCAGCGCAGCGCGCGGCAGCTCCGGCGGCTGTAGTAACAAACGCCCTCGCAGGCGCTGAAGCCCGTCAAAATCAATTAGCTCGATAAGGAGACGACTATGCCCCCGTCAATTAAAGGTGCGCTTAAATCCAAAACGGTGTGGTGGAACGTCATGCTGGCGTTGCTCGCTAGCATTGAGATGTTTGCTGGGCACCTGACGACGCTGTTCGGCCAAGACATCGCAGCGTCAATCTTGCTGGTTGGTGCGGTCACGAACCTGGTGCTGCGTACGATTACGACGCAGGCACTTGCCGATAAGAAGTGACGGTTGAAACCAAGGACTTGCGCCTACTGAAGACGGACTATGGCCATAAGGTCAAGTCCGTTGCCGACCGGGTAGCAAGGCTAGAAAAGCGAATTGATTGGGTCGAAAAGCTGCTGTGGCTGTCGGCGGGAGCGCTGATTAGCTGGCTTGTCACCCTAGTGCTACGGAGCGTGTGATGGACGACGGGCAGATTCTTTTTAACATCATCATAGGAATCGCTGGCTTGTTTGGCGGGTGGATTCTCAACAACATTAGCCGCAGCATTGAACGGTTAGACCGCGACGTTCGGCAATTACCGTTGACTTACGTGACCCGTGCCGACTATCGCGCTGACATCGACGAAATCAAAACGATGTTGATGCGCATAAACGACAAGCTGGACGACAAAGCGGACAAGCCGTGACGTTAGGCCAAAAGCAGCGCGTGTTTGCCCGTCTGGTGGCCAAACTTATTGAAAAGGCTTACGAGTTGGGCTATGAGGTCTCACTAGGCGACGCCTACAGAGACCCCAGAGTCCACGGCGCTTTAGGCGTACGTAAGTCCTATAGCCATCCCAACAGCGCCCATAAGGTGCGTTTGGCTATTGATCTCAACTTGTTCCGAAACGGAGAGTTTCTGGAACAGTCCGAAGACCACAAACCGCTTGGCGAATGGTGGGAGCAACAGCATCCGCTTGCGCGCTGGGGCGGGCGGTTTGACGACGGCAACCACTACAGTTTTGAGCACAATGGTGTAAAGTAGTGCCTTACTGGTTACTGAAGTACGCGCCGCATTTGATCTTGACTGCCGGGCTAGGGTTGCTGGCAGTCTACGCGGCACACACATTTCGGGAGCAAGGCCGTGAAGAAATCCGCCCTCAAGTGGAGCGTCTGGAAGCTGAACTACGGACCGAGCGTGCTAATCGCATACGCGCTGAAATGGCTTCGTCTGCGTACGCATCCGAATTGGCTAGTCTTGCTCGCCGCCCTGTTCGCAATACTCCTGTCCGGTTGTGCCGTGAGCCCGCCGCAGTGCCAGCCGGTAGCGCCGCCCAAGGAGCTGATGGAGCCGCCTCCACCACCGGGAGCAGTGCAGGATCGGCTGGAACAAATATTGAACAAGGGCCAGACATCGGGCCCGAGTTACGAGAGCTAGCCGCGCAATGCGACGCGCAAAACGCAAAACTGCGAGCGCTGCAAAAGTGGGCGCAAACGACGCCGTAACACGCGCCGACGGTATCCCACAGCACTTTCAACTTGCCGGCCACACGATCAAAGTAAAAGTCATTCCGCCCTCAAAGTGGCGGCATGGCAAAAATTGTGTTGGAATGTGGCTTCCAGACAAATATGAAATCCATATTCTAAGTTCTTGTAAAGGCACGAATCGCCAACAGGTGTGGGCGCATGAAGCAACCCACGCCATGCTTGACGTGGCAGGGCATGATGACTTGTCCCGCGACGAACAGCTTGTGGATCGGCTTGGGCACTTGTTGCAGCAGATGCTAACAACAATGGAGTAAACGATGTATTCACAAGCTACTGATGATGAAATTCTAAAGGCAGTACAAGACGCTAACGGCATCCGAGCAGTAGCCGCCGCTAAACTGGGGTTACACGAACGAAGCCTGTTGATGCGGCTAAAAAAGATGACAGCCAAGGGATACACAATTCCGAAGTCAACGTATCGTTCTAACTCTGTAAAACAGCCCGTTGAAAAGCCGGGGTACTCATTTACGCCGCTGCCCGATGACGACGTACCCATTGAGCAGCTTATCGAGCACCGCAAACGGCAGTTTGCGCATAAGCGCGACCACGAAGAAGCCTCGAAACTAATTCCAATTCGGATCAAAATACCCGGCGCCATAGGCATCTTGTTCTTTGGCGATCCGCATGTCGATGACGACGGCACCGACATCGAGGCGCTGGAGCGCCACACGAAGCTCGTCCAAGACACCGAAGGGTTGTTCGCCGTCAACGTTGGCGACACCACGAACAACTGGGTAGGCCGTCTGGCCAAGCTCTACGGCGAGCAGAGTACGTCAGCGGCGCAGGCCTGGCGTCTTGCAGAGTGGTTCGTGAACCGATGCAACTGGCTCTGGATACTCGGCGGCAACCACGATTTGTGGTCAGGCTCGGGCGACCCGATGCGTTGGATTGCCAAACAACAGGACGCGCTCTACAAGTCAAGCGAGGCGCGCATCGCGCTGCGCTTTCCGAACGGGGTCGAGGTGCGCGTCAACAGCCGCCACGACCACACGGGCTCGTCGATCTGGAACCCGGCTCATGGGCCAATGAAGGCGGCGATTATGGGCACCCGCGACCACATTTACGTCGCGGGGCACAAACACGAATCGGCTTACTCGGTACTCAAAGACCCGATTACGGGTATTGCGATGCACACGATGAAGGTCGCCAGCTACAAAGTGTTTGATCGCTACGCCAAGGAGCGAGGCTTCCGCGACAACGCGTTCAGTCCCTGCGCCCTAGTGACGATCAACCCGAGCCTGCCACCAGACCATCCCGATATGGTCAAAGTCTGGTGGACGCCCGAAGAAGGCGCCGAATACTTACGCTACCTGCGAGCGCGGGGCGAGTAGGGCCATCATCTCAGCCCGCTCGCGTGTCGCGCGCAGGGCGCAGTAACGCTGGTGCAGTCGCTCGACAAAGGTGACGCGCTGGCGGCCTGCCATCTCGGCGTCAAGAAGGGCTTTGACCTCAGTTTCGGCCATCTGATTCAGTTGTGCGTTTAGTTCGCGCCAGTTCATTTCAGCTCCCACATTGCTACGTCTGACATGGCGCGCTTGTCATGCAGCGCCGCCCAAATCTTCTCGTCAATCGTCTTGTCCGTTTGCAGGACATAGACCCACACGTCATGCCGCTGGCCACTACGGTGCAGCCGTCCGATCGTCTGCTCGTACTCCTCTAGCGACCACGGCAGCGACAGAAACACCATCCGACTGCCGCCGTGCTGCAAGTTAAGCCCGTGACCCGCCGACTTTGGGTGGATCAGCAGCAGCTCAATTTCGCCTCGGTTCCACGCGTCGATGACGCCCGGTTGGTCAATCGTCGCCGCTTTCGGATACCAACGCTTCAGCGCTTCCAGTTCGGCTTGGTAATTGTAAACAATTATCGTATTGGCGTGTTGGTTTTCGTCTAGCAAGTCTTCCAGCAGTTCTAACTTGTGGTCAGAAAACCACACCGTCTTCTGCGTTACGTCAAACTTGCCGGGGCGATCGGATGCCGTGCGGGTCGTGTCGTAGACGAACCCCGAGGCCATTTGCTGCAACTTGGCCGTAACAGCCGCCGCGTTAGCCGCAATCGCCTGCGCGTCGGGGAACTCCACCATGAAGTCCCGCTTCATCTTCTCGTAGGGCTCGCGGTCAAGGAGCTCGCAACGTAGCGTTACGGTGTGCAGCGGCGGCAGCTTGTCTTTGTACTCGCCAGGCTCTAGCACATAGGTCGCAGGCTTGATCCGTGCCATCACCTGCTGTAACGCGCCGGTAGCGGGTGTCCACTCGCCATACTCCCTGTTGAGGCAGATAAAATACTGCTGCAAAAAGGCGCCCTTGCTTCGCCCGAGTAGGCTTTGGTCGATGATCTTGCATTGCCCAAACACATCCTCTAGGCCGTTTGACGTAAAGCTGCCCGTCAGCCCCCACCGAATCTTGACTGGCTCCAGCGCCTTTAAAATCGCCTTAAAGCGAACGCCCGACGGATTCTTGAGGCGCGTCAGCTCGTCGAACACCACGCCGTCAAAGTCCATCTTTTGTTTAGCCAGCCACTGCAAATTATCGTAGTTAGTGACCACCACGCGGGCATTTGACGCCAACGCTTTTAATCGCCAAGAGGGCGAGCCTACAGCGACGGATAAGGTCAAATCGGGTGTCCATTTGGTTGCTTCGACTGGCCAGACGTGTTGCGCCACACGCAACGGCGCCACAACAAGCCAACGCTTGACAAGCCCTAAGCGTAGCGCATCGCGCATGGCCGTAAGGGTAAGCGCGGTCTTGCCGGCGCCCACGGGCGCCAGCACCATCGCGCGGTCGTGCTCGTATAAAAAGTCAGCCGCTTGCTCTTGATACGGTCTCAACGAAAGCATCGACTTCCTCTATGGAATATATGACTTTGTAACGCTGGTTCGTCTGCGCCATTAAAGATGCAAACACTTTCTGTAACGCCGACAAACGCCCGCGCTCGGCCTTCAGTTCAACAAACCACGTCTGCCCATTCGGCAGGCAGACGATGCGATCGGCGACGCCGCGCTGGCTCGGGCTTCTAAACTTAAACGTGACGCCGCCTGCGCGCTCCACCGCCCAGGTCAGGTATTCCTCAATCGTCTTCTCTCTCATGTTGAGAATCCTACGTGATAAAACAATGCTTGACAAGCCAAACGCGCCGGTCTACGCTTGCGCAAACACAGTAAAGGAGAGTCCTCGATGAGTCATAGCAATATCGTTGGCGGGTCCACCGCCAAGCGCGTGATTAACTGCCCCGGCAGTGTCGCGCTCTGCCAGAAAGTCCCACCGAAGCCGAGCAGCAAGTACGCCGATGAAGGTACGTTGCTGCACAACGTCATGGCCGAGCTTTTGGGTTCCGATAAGGAACTGCGGCATGTGCTCGACATGGAGTACAACGGCATCAAACTCACCGGCGACCTGCTCGATGAGAAGGTCCGCCCAGCCATGGACGCCATCAATGAAATCGACCCTGAAGCCCGACTTGAATACGCCGTTGAGCAAACCGTCAGCTTTGGTGATCTTTTGCCGGGCGTATTTGGTTCTTGTGATCTTATTGGTCGCATTGGCGACCGCGCTATTGTACTTGATTGGAAGTTTGGCGACGGAGTGGCCGTCGAAGCTGAAGATAACCCTCAGTTACTATTTTATACGGCTGCGGCGATCCGCACGCCGGCGCTTGAGTGGGTCTTCAAAGATGCTAAAGAAATTGAGTGCATCATTGTCCAGCCGCCGAAAATCAAGCGCTGGGTAACATCGTTCGATCGCGTACGTCAGTTTGAGCGCGAGCTAGTCTATGCCGTTAAGCAGTCGGCCAAGCCGGACGCGCCGCTCAAGATTGGCGAGCACTGCCGCTGGTGTGCAGCCAAGCCGATCTGCCCGCTGATGACAGGCGCGGTCGATCGCGCCATGCAGACGCAGATTAAAGAGCTAGACGCCGCGCAGCTCGGGCAGATGCTGGAGCGTGCGGCAGTGCTCGAAGATTGGATCAGCGACTTGCGCGCGCTAGCGATGCAGGTGCTAGAGTCAGGTAATCCGGTGCCGGGCTATAAGCTCGTCGCCAAGCGTGCCACACGCCAGTGGCGCGATGAGGAGACGGCAAAGGCTGCGCTGTGCGCGCTCTTGCCGATTACGGAAGTGACCGAGACGAGTTTGATCTCGCCGGCACAAGCTGAGAAGAAGCTCAAAAAGCTGAAGCTCGGCTTGCCGGACGATCAGGTCATCTCGGTCTCAAGCGGTAACACGATGGCGCCGGAGAGTGATCCCCGTCCCGCCGTGTTGCAAATCGGGTCTCAGTTGACTGCGGCCCTTTCTAAACTAGTGTAAGGAGTAGAGTAATGTCCAATATCACAGCGTTCGCAAAAGCAGGATTGCCTGCGGTAACTTCCCTGTCCACCGCCCTTCGTAGCATCGAAGTGGATGTCGGCCCTGCGGGCACGGCTATCCTCAAGATGGACAAGACGGGCCACTGGGTGTTCGGCGCGGATCAAACCGAGGCTGAAGCCGAGAGCAAGTGGGCAGTCAATCCCTTCTCGTTTGTCCACGGCTTTATTGCCTGGGGCGACGGTGAGGTGCTTGGCGAGAAGATGGTGTCGGTGTCACAGCCGTTGCCTGAGCTCGACCCGGCACCGCCGCAGAGCAAGAAGGGCTGGGAAACGCAGGTCGGCATGAGCTTGAAGTGCATCTCGGGTGAGGACGCGGGCCTTGAGGCTCGCTACAGCACCACGTCGGTGGGCGGCAAGCGTGCCGTGCAGGCCTTGGCAGCAGCCATTGCCGCGCAGGTCGAGAAGGACCAGAGCAAGCCGGTGCCGGTGGTGCATCTGAAGAAGGAGCACTACCAGCACAAGAGCTATGGCCGCATCTACACGCCGGTCTTTGAGATCGTCGAGTGGGTTTCCATGGAGGGAGAAGCCGCTAATGAGCCGGACGGTGGGGATGACACTCCGCCGCCAGCCGCTGCGGCCCGTCGGCGTCGCGCTGCGTAAAAGGAGCGGGGGCGCCTGCGGCCCCCGATCTTTCTATGGCAATACTTTGGCTTGATTTTGAAACGCGCTCGCGCTGCGACCTACCGTTGGCGGGCGCGTATAACTACGCAAAGCACCCGAGCACTGAGGTGCTCTGCATGTCCTACGCCTTTGACGACGGCGAGGTCGAGACGTGGTTGCCCAAGTTCCCGTTCCCTGAGCGCGTGGCGCGCTGGACAGGACAGATACGCGCGCATAACGCTGCGTTTGAGCGGCTTATCTTTTGGCACGTGCTCGACATCCCGTTCGCGCTGGAGCAGTTCTTCTGCACGTCTGCACAGGCACGGGCCAACTGCCTGCCTGGCAGCCTTGAGGACATTGGCCGCGCCCTGTCGTCCAAGATGAAGAAGGACTACCGAGGCTCGCAGCTCATCCGGCAACTCTCGATCCCTCGTGCCGATGGGACGTTCAACAACGACCCTGAGCTCATGGCCGAGATGATTGCCTATTGCGAGCAGGACGTGCGCGTCATGCGCGAGATTAGCAAGGCCATGCGTAGCCTATCGGATACAGAGCTTGCCGATTACCACGTCAACGAGCGCATTAACGACCGTGGCGTCGGCGTCGATGTGCCGCTCTGCGAGGCGGCGATCCGTCACGCGGAATCTGAATTGCAGGACATTGAGCGCTTGGTATGCGAGATCACGCATAACGAGATTACGACCGTGCGCAGCCCCAAGATGCGCGAGTGGGTGCTCGCCCGCGTCGGGCCTGAAGCCAAGAAGCTGATGACCGTCTACAAAGACGGCGCGGCGAAGTTTAGTATTGACAAGACCGTGCGGGCCAACCTGCTCGCCATGGACAACCCCGATGAGCTCCCGCCCGACGTGGCTGACGTTGTGCAGTGCGCGGATGACCTGTGGGCGTCGTCGGTCGCTAAGTTCAGCCGCTTGAAGCAGCTAGCCGGGGAGGACAGCCGTGTCCGTGGAGCCTTTATATTTGCTGGTGGAAGTGCCACCGGACGCGCATCTAGCTACGGCGCCCAAGTCCATAACTTTACGCGTAAGTGCAGTGCCGAGCCTGACGCAACCCGTCAAGCCCTGGTACGAGGTCACAGTATCGTGCCCCGATACGGCAAGCGCGTTACGGACGTTCTCAAGGGGATGCTGCGGCCCGCTCTCGTTCCCAAGCGAGACCATGTTCTCGTCGTGGCCGACTGGGCAGCGATAGAAGCCCGCGCGACGCCGTGGCTCTCCGCTGACCCGCTTGCCGAGCCCGTGCTTGATGTATTCCGCGCAGGCGGCGACATCTACAAGCGTGAAGCGGCGGGCATCTACAACACCACACCCGAGGCCGTGACGGGCGACCAGCGCCAGATCGGCAAGGTCGCCATCCTGTCGCTTGGTTTTGCAGGCGGCGTCGGTGCGTTCAGCGCCATGGGCCGCGCTTACGGCGTGCATATGAACGAGCACGAAGCGCAGCGCATTGTGGATCGGTGGCGTCGGGCGAACTCGTGGGCCGTGCGTTACTGGCAGAAGCTGGAGGACGCCTACACCCGCGCCATGCGAAATGTCAACCACGAATTCATTGTTGGCCGCGTGGCGTATATGTTTGACGGTCAGCATCTTTGGTACGCGCTGCCGTCAGGGCGCGTGCTATGTTACCCGTTCGCCCGTCTGGAGTCAGACGGTGTGAGTTATCTCAAGGCAGCATGGAAGCCTGCGCAGGACGCTAAAGAGTGGCCCCGCGCACGGTTATGGAAGGGGCTTGCCTGCGAGAACATCACACAGGCCACGGCCAATGATTTGTTGCGCCACAGCCTACGCGAGCTGGATCGCATGGGGTTTGATGTCGTGCTGCATGTGCACGACGAAATCGTTATCGAGTGTGCGAGCGAGGCGGCGGAGTTCGTCGCCGAGCATTTGCATGAGGTCATGTGCACTGCGCCTGATTGGGCTCAGGGCTTCCCGCTCAACGCCGAAGTCAAGGTGATGGAGCGGTACGGGAAATAAAAAAGCCCGGCGGGTTAGGCCGGGCTTAAACACAGGACTGGAGATGTCACGATGAAGTTCGCTGAATATATTAACAGTATCGCTCCCGAAGGGGAAACAATTTTATTCGTGCGTCAGGTGCCGATCGTCCGCAACGGCGAGCACTTGATGCACAAGGACGGCACGCCGCGCTACACCTGGCCTGCGGGCCTCTACGGCAAGTACATGCGCAACCCCAAGGGCGCGTGGTACGCCAACACGGGCTGTTTCATCCTTGACCGCCTGACGGACGGCGTGTCGGCATCGGCGGCTAACTGCGAGCGCGTGGCGTTCATGGTGCTCGATGACATTGGCACCAAGAGCAAGACGCCGCCCATCGAGCCGACGTGGAAGCTAGAAACCAGCCCCGGCAACTTCCAGTGGGGCTACACCTTTGGGCTTGACGATCAGCCGACCAAAGGCGAGTTCAGCGCGGCGATTAAGGCCATGGCCGAGGCGGGCTACACTGACCCTGGTGCGGTGAATCCGGTGCGTAATTTCCGCATCGAGGGCAGCGTTAACTTGAAGGAAGGCCGCGACAACTTCGCCGCCGTGTTGACTGAGTTCCACCCCGAGCGCGAGTTCTCTTTAACGCAGATCGTTACAGCCTGCGGCGTCACGCCGGGCGAGGTCGATACGGCCTGTATCCACGGCATCGCCATCGAAGATGACGGCCTCGACAACGTGCTGGAGTGGATACAAGAGCGCGGGCTACTGCTCGCCAAGGCCAACCCCGAGGGTTGGTACGGCGTCGTCTGCCCGAACCACGCTGAGCACACCACAGCCGACGCGCAGGGGCGGTATCACCCCGTCACGCGCAGCTATACTTGTTTCCACGGGCATTGCAGCGACTGGAACAGCGAGAAGTTCCTGCGCTGGGTCGAGGCCGAGGGCGGCCCCAAGACGGGCTACGGCCTGCGCGATGACCTGCTCGCCAAGAAGATGGAGGCTGCTTTGTCGAAGATCACACCGACCGAAGAATACCCAGATGAAGCCGCCGAGGTCATCAAAGAGGTCGAGCGCCGTGAGCTCGGTCGCGTCGAGAAGTCCAAGTGGTATGAGCGTTTCGCGTACGTCGTGAGCGACGATGCTTATTTTGATTTAGCCGAGCGCCATGAGATCGCCCGCACGTCGTTCAACGCCCTGTTCCGCCATGTGACGTGCCACAGCATCCACAACAACCGCCGCATCGAGGCGTCAGTCTGCTACGACGAGAACCGTCAGGCCATGGGCGCGCATGTGCTCGCAGGCGTCACGTTCGCAGCGGGCGAGTCCATCCTTGTTAGCCGTAACGGTGTCGTCTACGGCAACCGCTGGCGCGACGCTCGACCTACTGTCAGTGCAGGCGACGTGGGCCCATGGCTCGCCCACGCCGAGCGCATGATCCCAGACCCCGCCGAGCGCGAGCATGTGCTTGATGTGATGGCCTACAAGCGCCAGCACGCCAACCAAAAGATTAACCATGCCGTACTGCACGCCGGCAAGCCTGGCAGTGGTAAGGACACGCTCTGGGCGCCGTTCTTCTGGTCTATTGGCGGCGATC